GAGTCAATTCACATTGATTGTGGAAGCTCAAGAGTTTGCATTCACCGCCTTGAATGTGAAAGATTGACCAGCAACATATGCTGTTGGTGCTGGATCAAGTGTGATAATATAGGCATTTGCAGCACCTGTGTCAGCTGCATATATGTTTTCTTGATCCTGAACTCATTCTTTTGAAGCAAGATTGTCTTGCATGTCCTTCAGGAACTCAGATGAAACAACAACTTCAACAACATCATCAGCATCAAAACTGAGAGCTTGTTGAATGTTTGTGGTTGCATCGTCATCAATTGGAACTTCTTCATATGCTCGAATGAGTCCAGCACAAGTTGCACCAGATCGAGTTGCAACATAGATATTTTCACGACCTGTCACCACTCATGCAACAGTTTTTGTTGCCTTCATGATGAAGTTTGATGTTGGGAATCTATCAAAACGACCTTTCAGGACACATGTCAAATCTATATCACTGATTGGAAGATTAAATGCTGCATAAGCATTGTTTGATGAGTTGTATTTTTTGAGTGCCATATGAAAAAATTATATAAATAATGTTACTTTTTGAGAACAGAATTTCAGAAAGAAATGAAATCACCAACATACACAGTCCACTGATCTTTTTGCTTTGATATTTTTGTGATCTTCTTATTCTCAAAGTTTGACTTCAGATTGTTCACTGTCAAAAGCATTCAAGGGATAATGGAAGAGGATTTCTGAGGTTTCATGATCACTGAGATTTCATTTCTCTCATATGCAAATTCTTGAATCTTCTTTTCTCAAACTGTGTTCTGTGTTGTTGCATCCTGAATGTCAGAATCAATCTCTTTTTTCTCTATCACTCAGAACAGTGCAACAGATGCTGGATCAGAGTATGTCTGTTCATTGCTCAATGCTCTCTCATGATACAGCTTGTTGACCATTTCCCTCTTGTGTTTTTTCCTGTTCACCTTGATGACCTGTCTTCACATGGTGAGAGAAACACCAGTCTGTCCAGAATCTTGCTGAACATAGCAAATCCCATCTGATCAGATGAAGAAAGAGAATCACTTGTCCTCAAGAGCTTTCTTCAAGGCATCAAGACAAGATTCATTGTCAAATTCATAGTTTGCAGCGGTTCAGGTCACATCAATGCTGCTTGCTGTGTATCTGATGAGGTTTCAGCTCAAGTTCTGTGTATTTCCTCAAGAAAGTGTTCAATAATCAGTGTTGAATGAATCAATGATTGATTTCACAAGGTTTCATGGTGTTGCTGATGCTGTGAAATTCCTATTTGCACCGCTCTTGAATATCTTGTCATTGAGAGCTGTGAAGACTCAGAGAAGCTGGACATTCACAACAGAATGGTTTTCATATTCATCATCTGAAATTTCCTCAATGATTCATGTGTATGTTCTGGAAATATCTTTGTTCTCTTCATCAACTTCACGAATCTCAACAATATCTGTTGCAAGGTAGGATGAAGCATCTCACTTGAAAGAGAGAAGCAAATCAGATTGTCATCATTCCAAATCCTCAGAAAATGAGATTTCTGAGGTGATGTCTCTTGGATTTATGGTTTTCTTGAATGTTCAGATTCTGGAATATACCTTGATTTCAAATGATTTCATATTTTACAAGAAAGTTGGATAATGAAGAATATATGCATTCACATCAACTGAAGAGCCTGTCAGATCGAATGTGAACACTGATTGACCTGTTTGCATTGGCATCATGACACCAGTGAAATTCACTTCAACATCATTCACAGTGACCTTTTTTTCTATGAAGTCAAAGATGACAACTGAGGATGGAAGAATTGTTTCAGAAATGTTGATTGTATATCATGAGGTCTCTCACACTTTTTTCATTGTGATTCCAACACCTGTGAGAGTGGATCATGAATTTGTGATCAATTGAACAATAGGATTTGTCTTGTATGTTCCATCATTGGTGACAACTTTTGAGAAATCATCTGTCATGTTCTGGACATATACTTGTGACAAATCTTTGAATTTCCAGTGAGGTGAAGTGATGAGAAGTTCCATTTCTATTCATTCAACAAAATCATCAAGCTTCTTGAATGGTGGGATTACCATTGAAGTCACAGTTGCTTCATACCTTCTGATTTTCCCTCAAACATTTATGTCAAGATTTCATTCAACTCACTGAGTGTTCTTCTTTAGATCATCAATTCTTGCAATAAGATCATTGTGTGTTGCCCCCTGTACATAGAGAACAAGAGTGATTGTCTTTGGATCATACTTTTTGTCAATAACTGATCATCCATCAGATAGTGATGAAACAGCTGAAGTGATGCTTGCAACAATATTGTGTATATTTCACTTTTGAACAGCAATTCCAACATCAGAATTTTGCATCTGATATGTGAGTCTTGATGCTTCCAAAACAGTGAGCTTGTTTCATTGGAAATCATATATTTGATCACCATAAACATCAAGAAGACTTGCTTCACGAATAATATTTCATGTGTAGTATGCACAATTAAAAGACATGAGATTGTATCAATTGAATGAAATCAGATGTTCTGCATCTTCAGCATACTGGTGATCCTGATTGAACAGGTCTTGATTGAATTGATTGTTGTTCATATTATTTTGAAATTCATTTATTGGCTAAAACAACACGATTTGCAAGGTCTCTTGCAAGAGCATCTTGGTCAACCTTATTGTTCACTGTTGCATTCACAACCTGATTGACTGTTGTGTTTGAGGTGTTTGACACTGGTTGTGGTGCTATTGCACCCACCATATATCATGCTTGCATTCTGAGTTCTATGAGTCTCAAGAGTCTTTGTTCTTCCTGAGCATACAGAGACATTCTTTTGTCAATTTCCTTCTGTGTGTTGTCAGTGATCCCCTTTTCCACAAGAGCAATCATGTCTTTGTACTTTGTGAGAGCAACTTCATTTGCTGATTTTCTCTTCTCTTGAACAATCAATTCTTGTTCTGCTTGATACTTTGAGAGTCAGAGTTTTTCTTCAATCTCTGTCTTCTTTCTCTGAAGTTCTGCTTGCTTGTTTGCTTTATCAATAGCAATCTGTCAAAGTTTGTCTTGAAAATCAAATCTGTCCTGTCCTGTTCCAGAGAGAGAAGCCCTTTGCTGTTCTTTTGCTTTTGTGTTCTGATCGAGAAGACCAGAATCTTCAAGCTCTTTGATCTGGTTTGTGATAGAGTCAAGCTTCTTTTGCTCAGGATCAACAAGCCCTGTTCAATATTCTCTCATTGCAGCATCAAGGTCTTTTTTCGCTTCTTTCTGCTGTTCCAACAATTGCCTGTATCTATCACCAGAAGCATCAAGGCTCTTTGCATCAGCATCTTTTCAGACATTTGCAATTTCCTTTTCAATCTCATTGATTTCTTTGAGAGCATCTTTGAGTTTTCCAATATATTCTTCAGTGTTCTTCAGGTCATCTTCTCTGAGCTTGATTGCTTGCTCAAACACTTTCTTCTGGAATTTGATTGAATCCTCATATATTTTCTTTCTCTCTGCTTCTGCTTTCTTTGCAAGATCAGCTCACTTTTTCTTTGACTTCTCATCTTCTTTCTGAGCAGATCATGCAACCTTTTCAAGATCATGGTTGAGTTGTCTTGCTCAATCAACCTGAGAAGTTGCATCATTCAAATATTCCTTGAGAGCCGCTTTGTTCAAGTCTTGCATCTCAGCTGTGTGTGCTTTGTACTGTGTCCGCTGGACATCAAGTGCAAGAGCCTGTTCAACTCATGCATCAGCAATTGCAGTTGAGAAGTTCTTGAAGTCTTTCTTTGGTCATGCAAAATCAAGTTTGAAATCAACCTTTCAGACAATTCCTCATGTTTTTCAGAAGAATTCAGCAACACCATTGAGCATTTCTCATGCATTATTCACAAAACCATTGATGGTTTCAAGAGCCTTGTTCAGACCTCATTGGATATATGCAGGCATGTTGTCAAAAGCAATTCCCACATTCTCAATCATCACTCAGACATTGTCTCAGAGCTGCTGGAAAGATGATGTCCAGATCACCTTGAATTTCTTCAGGAATATCACAACACCATTGAAGACATCTGCTACATAATACCAGCGGTCAATGATGAATGCTGTGACAATAGTGGTGATCATCTGCATTCCCTTGAAGCTATTTGAGAACTGACCAAAAAGCCATGCTCAAGCATCAACAACAAGCTTTGCAAATGGAAGAAGAGCAGATCACATTTGCTCAAGAAATATGGTGAATCTATCTTTCAAGTTTGACCATTTTCCAGTGAGTGTTTCTGCTTGAACTCACATCATGTTTGCAAATTTCCCTCAATCTGAAGCCATTCTCTTGAATGCTTCCTGAACATCATTGAATCATACTTTCCCATCTTCAACCATCTTTCTTGCATCCTGTTCTGTCACACCATACATCTTTGCAAGCTCAGAAAGAAGTGGAATTCCAGCATTGATGAATTGTCTGAGTTCTGTTCAATAGAGCTGATTTGCTGTTCTCACCTGTCCATATGCATATGCAATTTGCTCAAGCGGTGTTCCTGTTGCTGCTGCTGCATCTCAGAGAATCTTCAATGTTCCTATGAGAGAATTTCAGCTGATACCAAAAGCAAGAAGTTGTTTTGCAGAATCTCTGATCCCTTGAATCTCAAATGGTGTCTTTGAAGCAAAGAGTGACAAATCAGCAAGAAGTTCTTTTGCCTTCTCACCTGATCAGAGCATCACTGTGAATGACAATGAAGCCTGTTCATATTTATCTCAGAGAAGAAGTGCTTGTTCCCCGAGCTTGAACACAGCAGCACCAACAGCTGCAAGACCAGCAAGCAAAGCTCACTTTCAGAATGCTGCTCAGATGGTGTTTCATGATTCCTGTGCATTCTGTGATAATCCTTGAAGCTTCTGTCAGAGTGATGTTGCTCAGAGTCAGACAGTATTGAATGCATTTGCAGCTCACTGTGCAAAACTTCCTGTGAGAGCAGAAAGAACCTTTCAGAATCCAGAGTTGATGTCAACTCAGACCTGTTGAAATAGCTTTCAAAGAACTGACACTTCCTTGTCACCAGTTCGGACAAAGTTTGTCAATTCTCTGTTTGCTTGTGTGATTTGCTTCTTGAGAATTTCAAGATCACCTCACATTCTCTTTGCAAGGTCTGAATCTCAGACTTTCATTGCTTCTGCAAGAGCCTTTTTCACAACATTGAGCTGCTGTCTGAGTTGTCAGAGGTCAACAGCCATCTTGATTGCTTCTGGACTTCTCAATCTTTCAATCTCTTGTTCAGATTGCTTGAGTGATTTTTGATCAGTCTCAACAATGATTTGTGCTGTCAGTTTTTCTGTTGCCATATTTTACGGATAAAAGATGAATAAATGTGTTATTTTCCAGCTTCCTCAAAAGCCTTTCTGGTCTCTTCTGCTCTTCTCTTTACTTCATCTTTGTCCACAAGAGCAATTTGATTTTCTGTCTGTCACTCTTTGTCCTGTTCATTCATATTGAAGATGATTCAATCCTGAAGCCACATGAATTGTTCCAGTGTGTAGTGTTCAAAAAGGTCAGTTGGTGACATGCAATATTTCTGACAAACTATGGACAATCCAGCTGAAAACAGTGACTTTTTGTTTGAATTTGATGTGGATTTCCTCAGATGTGCAGTCTTTGTGAACACTGATTCATATGTCCTGAATCTGTTCTCAAGAATGGTTTGGATCATTGAATCAATATCAAGAGACCTTTCAACCTTTCATCTGAATGATCTGATGAAGAATGAAATGACTTTTTCAGTCTGTGTGAGTGGAAGTTGCTTTCTGATCATTGAATATATTTCTTTGATCTGGTCTTCATTGGACTGTGAAAAAAACTCATGATATTCTTTCATGGTTGCTTGCTGATATTTGAGAGTGAAGATGCTCTTTCAATTTGCTGAAAGAAAATCTTGTTCAAATGTTTTCTTGAGTGGAAATTCAGTTGATTTCATACTGCATATTATATTGAAAATGTTCTTTTTTGAAAATCTCAGAAATACAATAAAAAATCCCCTCAGATCGAGAGGATTTTTTGCATAGAATGTGAGATTATACCTCTTTGCGAAGATAGAAATTTCCACCCTCAGCAACTTCAAATTCAAGTGTCACACCTGCAAAATCCTCTCTGTTGAGGTTTGCAAAAGGCATTGTCACATCAGCAGAAAGTGATGCTTTGACAAAGTAGAAAGTGTTTGACTTTCCACCCTTTGGACAAGAGACAAATTTGAAAACCTGATAAGGGTTTGTTTTCATGGTTCGCTTCATACCGATCAGCTGAAAACCAGCAGCGGTGTTGAGTTCAGTTCAGAGAATCTGTGCAAGATTTGCCATCTCAAGAATCTCTTGAACATCAACTTTGAATCATGGAACAAGCTCATTCTTTCGGGAAATTTCACCAACATCACAATAGTCAGTCATGATGATTTTCTCATCACCCTTTTTGATGAATGGTTCAAATTTCTCAAAATATCCAATGTCTGCATAAGTGAGTGCAGCAAGGGTTGTGACTGCTTCATCTTCATTTGTACCATCACCATCTGGAAAGGTGGTTCAAGCATAATTAGTGGCAATATACAACTTCCCTGTGCCATTCTCACCAAACAGACCATTTTTTTCAAGATCAAGAACAGACATATTTGGAAAAATAAAGGAAATAAAATTGTTGTGAAGCAGAACTCCCCAGCTCACTTCATCTTCAGCATTATAGTGAAAAAAGTGACTTTTGAAAGATTATGGAAGTCTTGGTGTTGCAGCATATCTGCTCTTGTATCTGAACATATACTGTGCAGCAACATATGATCTTTCTTTTGTGTCTGAGAGGATTCCAGATTGTCACATCTCTTGGATTGAATAGATGGTGAAACCTCATGGAAGCTCTATTTTGTCACCAGCTTCTGTCACAATCAGGTTTGAGAGTGCATCAAGGTCTTCATAGAGAACAACATCTGGTGTTGCTTTGTCACCAGAAATGATGACAAATTCAATGATTGCTTCCTTTTCCAGAACACCTGTTGAATCATCTTCAATTGCTGGTTGGTTCTGGATCAGATAGAAATATCAGTTCACTCATTCAATCTCTCAGAGAGGTTTTCATGCATAGATTGGAAAACCAACAGAAAGACCACCAATGTGAGTCTTTATCAGATCAAAATATGATCAAATGTTTGCAATTACTGTCATAGTCTTTTGAGAAAATTAGTTTTTACTTTGAGCAAAGCTCTTTGGAAAGTTTCAGCACCCTTTGAAACAAAGATGGTTCAGTCTCGCATATGCCACCTCACCGCTTTTTTCTTCCAACCATATTCAACCTTTTCTGAATAGTCTCATTCATTCACAACTTCTCAGATCACCTTTCATTCCTCAAACCTGATTCACATGATCCTGTTCTGAGAAAGAAAGGTTCATGTTTTGACTGGTGATTTCATATTGACCTCTTGAAGCAGCTCAGGAAGAGTTTCTTTCACTGCTTTGATTGCCATGTCCTCAACCATTTTTCACAGATTTATTGAGAAGTTTGAAGCCATGTTCTATGTAGTGGAAGAAATGAATATTTGAAGATTTTCCAGTCTTCATCTGTGGTTGTGGTGCTTCACAATCTGTTCAATCTTGAATGTTCCCATCTCAGATTCAACAACATCTCAGACAGCAACTGATGAATATTGTGGTTCAAGATTCATTTCAAAGCTGTTGTCAGCAGTCTGGACAGCAAGTGGTGTTTCACCATATGATCTTGTGTTCTTCCAGATTGCACATCTGATGTTGCTATATTTGAGAATCTTTCATTCAACCATTGTTCATCTTTCCTCAATCTGTCAGAAAGTGTATATTGTGCATGTGTAGTTGTAGAATCTGCGGTTCATATTTTGCTTTTAGAAAATTCTCAAATGAACTGGAATATATTTTCTGAGTCTTGATGCTGCTGATTTCTGTGCTGCATCTGCTCAACCTTGTCACCTTGATGGATCAGACCACTTCACTGTTCTTGGTCATGTCTGCTCTTCAATGACATCTTTTCAGAGGTCTTTTGAGAACTCAAGACCAACCATTGTTGCAATGATATTTTCAAAATCATCTGGTGGTGTTGCATATCAAGCGGTGTATTTCACCTTGAATTTATCAAAACTTGTGCTGATAAATGATGAAAGGTCTATCACCTGAGCAGTTCAATCATCAAGAATCAGATAATCAGTTCAGTTCACTTTTGTTGAGAAATCCACTCAATCAATTTCTTTGATTGCAGTTGCATTGATCACAGATAATGGAAGAAATCATTTTTTCACACTTTCCATGTTGACAGGAAAATATTCTGATTTCTCTCACTCTTCAATATTTCATATTTGAAGTGAGACTTGTGAAAGTACACCTTCCAGAATTGCTGTCAATCTTGTATCATCAGAATTGTCAGTGATTCAAAGTATAGTTTTTACGGTTGCAAGTGAAACGAATGTTGCCATAATCTTGAAAATAATTCTGAATAATATTTGAACAGGATTGTGAGCAAAACCGACCTCACAGAATTGCTTCTGCAAAGAGTTCTGCTCACTGTCCTTTCCATATATCGGAAACACACTTGCTCTTCACTATTGTGAAGAAAATGTGCTTTTTTACTGTGCAGGATTTTTGAGAACTTCAACAGCATCATTTGCTGTCTTTGCAGTCTCTTCAGCAGTTGCAAAAGATGATTTTGCATCATCAACAGCTTTTTGAAGTGGTGCAATTTCCTCTGGTGTTTTATCAGCAGAGTCAGCAAGAGTTTTTTCAGCATCAGCAAGTTTTGTCTTCTCAGACTCAACCGCTTCATTTGCTGTCTTGAGTGCTTCTTCAGCTTTCTCAAGAGTTTCTTTTGCTTCAGCAGCTTTCTTTGCTTCTTCAGCCTTTTCAGCTTCCTTTCTTGCAGCTTCAGCAGCTTTCTTTGCTTCTGATTCTTTGTCTTCTGGTGATACAAGGAGTTTTTCAACATCCTTGAATGAAATTGTTGCTTCTCATAAGAACTCAAGACCGAGTCTGAAAAGTGGAAGATAATCAGAGAAAGAAACAATTATTTTTTGACCTTTCTTGAAATCTTGCCTTTTATTTCCACCAATCGAGACTGTCAAATTCTCTTTGAACTTGAATGCATAAAGTGTGACCATATGAATCTTGATTGTTTAAGTGATAAGAAAAAAGAACCAGCACCACAAGTGAATGTGGTGCTTTTTCTTATATGTTGATGATGAGTGCAGCAGGTGAAGTTGCACCCTTGTTGTTCTGAATATCATTGAAGTTCAGAGCAATGCGAGCTGAACCAGTAACACCAGTGAGTTGCTCTTCAACATATCGTGAAGTCTCAGTTGTGAGACCTCGACGAATACCAACAATCATTGATGGAACATGGACAATTGCCATTGCACCCTTTGTGTTGTTTGCAGGAGTTGCAGAGATTTCACCAGTGGCAGTTGCCTTGACCATCTCTTCACGAGAGACAATCTTGATTCCATCAATTGCAACAAGGACACCATTCTTGACTGTTGCAGCATCACCAAACTTTTCCATTGTCTCAACTGGTGAGAGGTTCATGAGTTCAAAGTATGATGAAATGTCTGGAACAAGTCGGAGTTTTGAAGGATCAAGACCTTTTGCACCCATAGCTGCACGAGCAGTTCGGATGTTCTCAAGTGCAAGATTTCCACCAGCATCAACAGTTGCACTCTTTGTGATAGCAATCTTTCGGATTCCATCAAACTTGAGGAAGTCTGTCTTGTTACCATCTGGAAGAGCTGAAGTGTTGCCATCAATTATGTTGATGTTTGTTGTTGCACCAGTGTCAACATCACCGTTGATGATGATTTCATGAACTGATGTTTCATATGCAGCAGTAAGTTCACCCATGACATATTCAGCAATATTGATGACAGAGTCTTCAAGAAGTTCATCTGAATAGTATATTGTCACAATGAGTGTCTTTGCTTCAAGAGAAACAGAAGCTGTCTTTGCCTTCTTGTTCTCACCAGCAACTGCACCACCTGTTGGAGCAGCTGAATTTTCAGAAGTTCCAACCATACGAATCTTAGCACCACGAACTGGAAGATCAAGAGTCTTTGCAGTCATGGTCTTGATTGTTGCACCCTCAAGAAGAGAGCCTTCAACCTGAAGACGCTCAATGAGTTCTGATGAGAGAACAACTTCTTGAACGAATTCTGCACCAAAACCAGCTTGACCAGTTGACATTGCTTCATTGGCATTTGTCTTGAGGAAGCTTTCACCAGTCATGTCAAGGAGTTGACGAATTGTGAGAGTTTCACCAGAGTTTTTGAGAGCAGCTGAGAAGTCATTGAGCATCTCACCGCCTTTTTTGTTCACATGCATGAGTGCTATTGCATTATAGAACAGTGCTTCTTTTGGAGTCATAAAAGAGAAAATAAGAGAAATAAAGAATTTTGAAACTATTTTTGAATGTATTTTTCACTGAAGTCCTCAAGAGAGTTGACCTCAGTTTTTTCATCTGTTGTTTCAGGAACATTCACCTGATTATCAACAACAGTTGCAAGGTTTTTTCTGTCCTCTTCCCTTTTGCTATTGATAGCATCAGTCAGAGCCTTTTCATGATCACTGTTAAGCTTTGCAACCTCACTTGCATGATCTTGCTTCATCTTCTCAATTTGATTACTGAGAGAATCAACAGTGTTCTTGAGTGTTTCAACATCATTGACAGAATCTGTTTGAACAGAATTTGTCTCTGTTGCTGGATCAACACCATCACCAGCACCACCATCAACTTCACTTCCTGTTTCTGTCGCTTCAGATGCTGGGGTATCTGTTGCAGCAGAAGCATTTGGTATGTCTTCTGGTGAGTTGTCCTTTTTGATCTCTGGTTTTTCCATAGTCAAATTATTAGAGGATAAATTCGCTTGATTAGAGCCATTTTTTGAATTTTTATACTCTTCGGCAATCTTTGAAAAAGATTTTCCTAATGAGTTTTGCACTGCAAGTGCCTTTTCATTGCTTCCAATGGTGACCATTGAATTTTCTATCATTTGAGCTTTTGTGACTATGAGTGTGATGAAATCATTTGCCCATCCATAGAGAGCATAGAAAACATTTTCCCATCCATACTTTTCTTCTGCTTCAGCTCTTGTCAGTTTATTTCCATTGTCATTCTCTTCAAACATATATTCAACTGTGATTGCTCAGGTTGAGATTCCTGAAACATATCCATTCTTTATTTGCTTTGCATGTCTTGGTTCAAGAGTGTCAAGGTCAACATAGAACAGACCATTCAAGTTCTTCTCTTCATCCAACCAGAATTGAACAGCATGTCCAATTGCACCATAGTATTGATCATGTTGCCAGAGGATCACAGGATTGAGAGAGTATGAATCAAATATCCAGCCTGTCTGATCATACTTGTATGAATTTCTTGAAGCTTCACCAGCTGCATAGTTTTGTGAAACTATACCCTTGAAGACAACAATATTTTCAGAAGTTGGAATTGTCTTTCAGGTCTTCTTCATTTTGGAAGCATCAATCTTCATGCTGAGGATTGAATCAATTGCTGATTGATCGAGCTTGTCACAGGTCATTGGAAGATCGAACCTGTTTTCAGTGATGTTTGTGTCTGTTGGATTCATAATGATGGAATTATAATGAGAAAAATGACTTTTGAAAATTATTGATTTTCTTCAGTGTTTGGATTGTCTGTTCAGCTCTGGTCTTTGTTCTTCTGTTCTGCTGTTTTGCTTTGTGAAAATTCATCTCATCAATCAACAGGATCATATTGAAGAATTGCTCTTGCTTCATTCCTTGTGACAACACCTTTTTCAAATAGTTTCACAGAGAGGTCAGAGCGGATTGTGAGTGTTCTGATATTATCTTGAAGAGTCACATATGAGAATTCAGGTCAGAAGCATGCTTGAAGAATCCCTGTCATGAACTCATCAACCATCTTTTCCTTCTCTTCAATTCTGAAGTAGTATGTTTCAGATTGAACATTTCCAACACTCTTGTTGGAAGTCTCAGTGATTCAGAGAATATCTTTGTTCACTTCATAGACTGCACACACCATGTCCAATGTGAACTTTCGTGTGTTGATGAATTCCATGTCAGAAATCTTGTCTTGAACTTTCACAACTCACTTCACGCCTTCCCACACTGAAGCCCTGTGCCTGTTCTTTCCTCATGTGTACTTTCCAGACTCAAGAACCTCTTTCAACTGCTTCTTTGTCTTTGCTGCTTCAGCTGCATCAGTTGGCAATGAATAGTCAGGATCAAGAAGAATCACTGAAGCTGGTGTTTGATTATTCCTGAAGAATGCAAGATTTGAATCTCTTGCTTCCTTGTCTGTCTCAAGGTCAATGAATAGTGATTCCATCTTTGATCTTCCCACACACTCATATTTCAGGTCAGTGTCTCATCTGAGGTGATGAATCTCTTCTGGAAGAAAAAAGGCTCTGACTCAATTCATTGTTTGAACATATCAGAGGATTGTTCCATCTTTCTTCATGATTGGCTTGATATATCTTGGATCGAGGATTTGAAGCCCTGTCACCTTTGTTCCATCAAGTGCAAGATACACATAAGCATTTCCAGTCACCTCAAAATCTCTGATGATTCTCTTGATGAACTGTCTTGGAGTGTATCAGATGGAAGCCTTGATCAGATTCTTGTATGCATCAAGCGGTTGTTCTTTCTTGTATTTCCTGATCTCAAATCAGTGAGAACCAACATCACTTTCAATTCTTCCAATGACTGCTGCAATATATGGATTTCTCTCATAGAATTCATAGAACACCGCCAATGATGTTGCATTGACTATGTCCAGAGTTGAGATTGAAAATCAGTTCACTGTTGGTTTCTGTTTTCAAGCATTTGTGAACAAAGATGATAAAAGTGACATATTTTGTTGATTATTTGAAAAAATTATATTGCTTTTTCTTCTTTCTGAAAGATTTTTTCACTTTGTGATTTCTCATCAATTTCTTTGATGATCTTTCTGATTTCATCATCATACCTGAATTTATTGAATCAGAGTGGATCAGCAACAAACTTCTTCTGCAACCTTGCTGCTTTTGCTGCTTCAGAATGTCTGTCACCACCTCTTTCATCTGTTTTCAGCTTTGACATGAGTTTGTCTTCTGTTTTCCTATAATGTGAGACGATAGGGAACAAATATTGATCCCATGTTCAATTCAAGTGTCAGTTTCAGAGCTTGTGTCTCACCAACTTCAGAAAGACTGTGGTTCTCTTCCATGCAAGAGAAACTTTGAGTGTGACTTCTGATTCTTTTTTCATACAGCAAAATGATTATTGAATAATTGTGAGCATTATCAGACAGAAACTGTTCTTTTCTTTGGTGCAATCTCGAACCAGCAACGCATTGCAAGCATATCAGCAAAGTCAGGTGATCTTCAAATCATTGCCTTGATGTCATCCTTTGGAGTGATTTTTCTTGCTCAATCAGAATCAACATTGATTTCTTCATATGCATCAAGCTCTTCAGTGATCTGGTCAATCCATCTGTCCATTTGTGCAATGTTGATCTTGCTTGTCTCAATGAGTGTCTGAAGTATGAAATAACACTGAGTTTTCAGATTCTGGAATTGTGGTTTTCCTCATTGGTCTTTCTTCTGCTGGTCTGTTCTGTTATCAATAGCAGATGAACCATTCTGAAATCATTTGCACTTCAAGTTTCATACAACTCACCATCAGAGTCAATCTTGATCCAGAAGAGTTTGAGACATTGGAATTCAATATCTTGTGGAAAACTCTTTCACCTTGTTCTGATACTGTTCAGGTGAACAGGTGTCAAAAACATAGTGATCAATGACTGTCCAGCCTTCCCACACTGATATTGGTCACCTGTCCTTTCCTTCACCTGTCACATCACCAACAATGTATCTGTCACCCCTCACAGATGGATTTGTGAACAGATCACAGATTGCATCATATGTGAAAAGCTTGTTTGGTCTATCATCATATTCCCAATTTCACTTGAGGATTCTTTCTTTTGTGACCTTGTTGGAGTTTGCATATTGTGCAGCATACTTCTCATGGTCAATATATGGATTGTCAGTGTATAGAGCAGGAATGAAGATTCTGTCCTTTGCAAGCTTTCCTTCTTTCTGTGGTTTTATAAAATCATTGTACAGATGCCCTTTTCTTGGATTGCATCACATGATGATCTTTGGAACAAGATCATATTCCATGATTTTTTCAGTCAATCTGGTTTTCAGAACATCAATTGCTTTTCTTGTCACTTCTTGTGCTTCATCAACAAAAGAGAAGGTTCACTCATATCATCAGAGAAAATCAAACTCTGGATCAGATGGTTGCTGCTTCAGAGGAATGAAAAACACTTTTGAACCATTATAAAAAACCAGCTCTTTTGTCTGAAGGTTCACAGTGTAGTGAATACCTTTCACCATACCATGTTTTCTGAGAACCTTCAGCAATGTCACCAGTGTTGATTTTTGTAGATCAGACCATTCATTTCTTCAGACCAACCAAACTATTCAAGGAAGCTCAATTGATGTCATGGTGATCAATTCACATATTCACCATGTCTTTCAAGAACGACCACCACCACCAAACAGAATTTCAAGGATAGAGCGGTCATTGAAAGCTCTCAAAAACTCTCATTGTTTTTTCGTGAATTTCACATGAAGCTCGTATTCCTGAATAATATTCATTTTTTTATTCGTCAATGGTTACTTTTATTTTTCAGAACATTGGCTGTCAACCGCTGGTCAAATCAGTTTCTTGCTTGTCTTTCCAGTCAAAATTCTTGAGTGCAAATATTGCTCAAGTGGCATTGTGTCCATGCAATCTTTCTTCATATACTTTCTGAACTCTGAGATATGCTTCTTTTATCGGTCGGAAAAACCCGTCTTTTTCCTTGTATTTCTTGATTGTGTCAATATCACACTGAAGAAATAAAGCAAGTCAAGAAATTGTTGGTGTTTCATACATGTGAATCCACTCTCATTCACTTGGTTCTTTTGGCTTTCTTGATTCCCATTCATCATCATCTTCAAACTGTCTTCACACTCAATTCATCCAGTCAATTGTTCTCTTGTTGAATGATTGCTTCTCATACTCAAACATGACATTTTTTTTATAGTAAGGGTATCAATCAACAGCCCTCATGAAGTATTCTTCAATCTTGTCTGCAATCTCTTTTGGATCAGTCCACTTTTCAGGTCTTCATCATAGTCATGATCTTTCTGTTGTTGCTTCTTCTGTGATGTCTTCTTCTGGTGCGTTGTCTATGTCACTCATAGGAATTCATTATGTGATAATCATTGAAATAGTATTCAGAATTTTGCTTTTGGCAAATTATGAATCAAATGGATTGATTCAATTCCTTGAAAGAATGCTTCTCAACCTTTCATTCTCTCTTGAAAGTCTTCCATTGAGTTCATCAGTTGTCTTGCAATGCTGTCTTCTTCTTGAGAGTGCTTCATCAAAATCAAGAACAATTGGTTTCAATATTTTATCATAGAACTCTTTTGTGATTGTCAGCATTCATTTCTGTCTGTTCATTGAGAAATTATCATTCCAGATGAACATGGTGTCAAATGTTTGTTCAAGACTCAATCCGTTCTCTGATGAGTTGTTGTCTGATGAACCATTCTCTTGGTGCATATTTTGGATCAGGTGAGGAAATAATGATTTGATATGGATTGATTGTTTGCTGTGTGTAGTACATAGAAAAGAATTATTCTGTTTCTCAGAAAGCCATTGCAAATGCAATGAACCATCCAATGATTGTCCATCAGAAGAAAAGGTTCACTGTGACAACAACTCAGATGTTTTTCTTTGAGCGGTGTTTTGCAATCAAAGATGGTAAAAAGTACCAGAGAGCGAAAATGAGGAATGCTACTGCTTCCATAATGTGGAAAAGTTAAAAAATACAAAAATCATCCCATTCTTCCTTGACTCATTGAACTCACAAGAGAACAAAGAGGATCAGAAGCATGATGATTCCTATTGGATGAATCAATCTGAATTTCATTTTCTTGATGAAAACTCATTCAAACTTTGCTGATTCAATTTTCTTGAGTGACAATGCACCTGTGAAATACATGATCTTTCAACCTGTGGACAGGTCATATTCTTTGGTTTTCTTGGTGTCAAACATAGTGTGGAAAATTATGGATTTTGAATCTTGAGGTGAATGCACCTTCATGCAAGGAAACTTCAACCAGTCTTGTTGCAGTTCTCTTCAATAATCCTGATTGCATCAGTGCAAGTGAATAGAAAGAACAAGCAGAACATTGCTATTATTGACATTCAAATGAAGCTTTTATCAGACATTTGTGGAAAAGTTATGGTGTAAAGGTTGGAAGCCATCTTTCAAAGCAGCTCTTCTCATAGTCCTTGTCAAGTCTCTCTCATTTCATCTTTCCTTTCTCAGCACTCTTCATCCAGCATGCAAACATTTGTTCTTTTGTGAAAAGTTCTTGTGACATATTAAAATTGATCTGAATTTATAGAGTCCATATCAGTTGGAAAGTCATCAACAGTGACTCATGATTCTTTCTTCTGTCCATTTGGATTTGATCAAAGCAGAATGACTGAGTCTGCAACAATCTCTGTTTTATACTTCTTGACTCATGCTGCATCTTCCCATGATCGAGTTTTCAAATATCATTCAACATACACTTTCTTTCACTTCTGCATGTAGCTTTCAGCAATGTCAGCAAGTCACCGCCATGCAACAACATTGTGATATTCAACCTCTTCTTGCAGCTGATCTTGCTTGTCCTTCCACTTTCGATTTGTGGCAACTGAGAATGTTGCAACCTTTTGTCCGTTCGGTGTTTCTTTGATTTCTGGATCAGCGGTGAGATTTCAGATGATCTGAACTTTGTTGAGGGAATTTCACATATTGTGGAAAAGTTAGAAAAATATTGAAAGGATTTCTTGAACCTTGTTCTGAGGAACAGAAAGTATTATTTCCCATTCTTCAGGTGTGATTCTTGTTGGATGATACATTTCAGGTTGGAATTCCTTTTCTGAGAACAATTCAGATTTTGTGACTCATTTTTGAGGTCAATTCTTATAAAAAGTCACATGAACTGTTCTTGAATCTGTCATGTGGCTATTATATTGAAATTTTACTGAAAGCAAATCATTTTATTGCTTTTCTTGTGGTGTTTACTGGTGATTTTGACACCAGCATTTTTGAAGAACATTTGCTGTTCTTTTTGTGCTTCTTTTTTGATGTTTTTCATCTTGCAAAAAGTGAAAAAATAAATATATTGAATGCAAGGCACAAATTGTGTCTTTTTGTGGTTGTTTTTGTGTATTACTCTTGAAGATTCCTTTCATTTTCACATATCTGGTCTGAAGAAAAATCAATCCAATCAAGAGCACATTTCTTTGAGCAGAACAATCATTTGTGTTTCTTATGAAGTCATTCTTGATTGTGGTCAAGTGCTCTCATGTTCATTCAGTAATATTTGCAACAATACATGAATTCTTTTTCACACTCTGCACAGTGATATGAATGCACTCTGGAAATTGTGATTGCATCTCAAAGAGACTCTTGAAACTTTGGAAGCTTGATGCAATTATTGCATAGGTGTTTTGACATATTTTTCAAAATAAAAGATTACTTCTTGAGGAGTTTCAACAATCTGACCATATTTCTTTGCAAGTTTGAAGTTTGTGTTTTCCTGAAGTCTTGTGAGTTGCAATCAAAGCTGTTTTCTGAATGTTTCCAGATCAAATGTGCTTTTGTAGTGATTGCACTTTCTGCAAGATGGAAAGAGATTGTCAGGGTGGTTCTCATGTCACAATCTCAAATGTTTCAGGAATTCTGGAACTTTGAATCAATTTCAAACATACATTTCAAAATTTGCTTTTGGGATTATGTGTTCAACTTGCATTTCTTTGATTGTGATTTCACATCAGCAATATGCACATCTTCATTCAAACTTTGAATGAATCTCTGGTCTGTCAAATTTTACTGTTTTCATATGAGAAATAATTATTCCATTCAACCATATTGCTGACTTCAGCAAGATGGTTGTGTGCAGTGATTATTTCTTTGTTGCCTTTCGCTTCTGAGAAGCTGTTGCAGTCTTCTGGATTCTTGCTGCTTGAGCTTTCTTCTCAGCATTCTTCTTCTTGAGAGATTCAGAGATTTTTGCTCTGTGTTCAGCAGAAAGTGGAATTCCTTTTGTTGTTTTCTTTGTAGGTTTCAACCAGTCTGGAATTTCTCTTGAGTCATCAAGCAATTCTTCTTTTGTGATTCCTCACATTGCTTTCTTCTCAAGTTCTTGTCTTTCTTTGCTGATATGATCATCAATTGACTTCTGAAACTGTTCCATTGACTCACTGAGCAAATCAAAAACTGTTGGTCTTGTGTCCTTGAATGCAAGAATGAATGCACAGAACACCAGAGCTTCACCAGCAATCATGAATCCTTCTTGAAGTGAGAATCATGGAAGTTGATTGATATGCAAATCCGCTAGAAAATACAGAATCCAAAGAACAGATAGAGCAGTGAAAGAATACCTGACAAATGTGGAAAGAAAAGAGTGACTTTTCATATGTGGAAAGAAAAAGAATAAAAGAAGATGAACCATCTTCAAAATGCCCTCTCATTGAAAGAGCATCATTGAAAACTATTCAACTGAATCAAACATCTCTTCCAGCTTTGTGACTGTGCTTTCAAGAAGAAAATATTTTTCCATTGAAATTCCTCTCTTTCAGTCTTTGAACAGACTGATGTGACTGAATGAAATTCATGTTTCTTCATGCAGTGTCTTGAGGAAGTTTTCATGCTTTCCAGAAAGTTTCTTGATTCTCTTTCTGAGTTCTGTGATTTCTGGTGGTGTCTTTGGTGACATAGTGTTGATGTAAAAAATTATTTCTTGAGGTAAGCTTTGAACCCTGATTCAATCTATTCTTTTGGAATGAATCATGACTTTGGATTGATTGAAACTTGTCAATCAATCATGATCCACTGACCAATGTGAATCATGTATTTCTGGAACAATTCACCATTCTGCATTCTTTCTTTCTCTTTCTTGTCTCTTTCTTCTTTTGTGGTTATCTTCAGTTTTCTTGATACCTTTGCAACCATATGTGGAAAAGTTAAGGTTTAGAATGGACTCTCAAGCCCTTTTGGTTTTGGAAGAAGGAATTTTCTTGGAATTCACAATCATCATTCTTTCTCTGGAAGCTCACAGAACCTGAGAATCTTTTCAATGTACTCTGTGAACTCTATTGTGTCCAGATCAGCTGTTGACCTCACAACCTTGTGTGGTTGTGGAAGCATTCTTTCTTCTGTGAGGAATCATGCAGTGAAGAATTCATGCCAATCATCTTTTGTCATTCAGAAGTCAGTGTTCTTGATGAGAAAATCAATGATTCACCAATACCATGCATTCTGATCAAGACTTCTGATTGCTGTCTGAGACCTCAGAATCATTGAATATGCTCACAGATCGAGTGAGTCAACAACATCTTTCAATGAATGTGTTGATTTGACTCACTCTGCTGTTTTGATGAATTCTATTGTGATTTTTTTCATGTTATTTCTTGAAAGTTCAAACTTTTTTGAAGAATACTCTTCATTCTGGTGTGTCTTCCCACTTCCAATCTGCTTCTTCCTCTTTCTTGTATCAGATTGATGCAAGAAACTCTTTGTATTTCTTCTCAAGAGCAAGTTTCTTTTCCTCTTTTGCTTTCGCTTCTGCTTCCTCTTGTTTCTGCTTTTCTTCAGCAGCTTTCTTGTCATCAGCTTCTTTCTTGAGTCTTGCTTCAGTGTCCTCAGCAGCTTTCTTTGCAGCGGCTGCAATCTCTTCTTGCTTCTTCTGTTCAGCTTCTTTCTGCTTCTGTTCATCTTCCTTTTTCTTGAGTGCAGCTTCTCTTTCTTCCATTTCCTTGTTCTTTGCTGCAAGTTCATCTTGCTGTTTCTTGATTTCAGCTCTCTTCTGATCGAGTTCACCAGAGACTGTCTTGAGTATTTCTTCAAACACTCAATCTTCTGAGTCTTCAAAAGCTTCTTGAGTGATGACTATTTTTTGAAGTTCATTTGAATAGTATGCTTGAAGTGCTGGTTGCCAATAGAGTCAAATTTGATTGATCTTGTTGATCCTTTCTTGCTTCTTCTGTGCAGCAGCTTCAGCATCTTTCTTTGCTTTCTCAGCTTCCTCAAATGCTGTTTTCTTTTCGGAAAGAAGAGTTTGGAAATCTGATTCTTCCATGATTTTCAGATCAAACAGATCATGAATGTATCAGTATTGTGCAAGCTCTTGAACTCTCTTGTTTGCAAGCTCTTCTTGCTCTTTTCGCTTTCGCTCTTTCTCTTCTTCCTCTTTCTTCTTCCATTCTTCCTTTTTAGCAATGAGAATGTCTTCTGTTGGCACTATGAGTGCAAGAAGCTCTTTTTCAGCTGCTGTGACTTGCTTGATGAACTTGTTTGCAGAATCTCTGATTGCAAGTCATTGATCCTTGATTGCATTTCTGGTGTCTCTCAGTTCAATTTGAGCTTCATGAACTTTGTCATATGAAGCCTTGTCAACAATCTGAATTTCTGTTGCTGCTTTGTGCTTTTCAGCAAGTGCAATCAGCTCTGCTTTTTTCGGATTGAATTGATCCATGTTCAGAGTCTCTGAACCAGTTTTTGTGTCTTGTGACATAGGTGGAAAAGTTAGTGATAATGTACATGGATTATATTGATATTTTGCTGAAAGTAAAATCTTTTTTTACTTTTTCATCTGACTTCTTGTATTGAATCAGTTCTCTATTGAATTGAAATGTCTGATCCATTTTTCTTCTGCTTCTGATAAAGCATATTGATTTTGTGAGATATACTCTCATGGAATGACTTCAACTATTTCAAAAGCCCAATCATTCAGCTGTGTTGAACTTATAGCACCCTGAAACTTTGGTGATGTTCATTGTGTGAAGTGTTCCCACCACCTCAATGTCCATGATCTCACAGTCTGTCAAATATAGCTTTCTCAAGTGCTTTTCTTGTATATCCTATATACAACACCAGAAGATGAATATGAAGAAATATTTCATGTCCTATTTTCCAATCATGTTCATGTCAGAAAGCAATCATATGAACAATATATTGAATCAAAATTGCTATAATATCACTTGTGTGTCATCTTTCTGAAGACTCTTGAGCAATGCTTGCATTCATTCTTTTTGGTCATTTCTTTGATGTACATTTCAATATTTCATTTTTCATATAATGAAACTCTGTACATATCTTTTTTCTGATTTTTTCTGACAGGTGAGAACTGAAGCATTCATTGAAGTGAAAATTCTTCTTCAAGAAGTGCTTTTGCTTCCTCTTCTGATTCTGCAAGAAGTCAACTTCATTCATGAATATTTTCTCAGAATTTCTTTCAGATATAGAAATCGTATACTTTCATATTTATTTTGAAATAATATTGAATAAATTTTTGACTCATCTTCACTGCTTTTTTGTCTTCATGTTGATGAACAGTCAGGTGGTTGGATAAAAGTCAAAATGTTGAACTCTGACATGGAAGCTGGATTGACTGAGGATTGTGAATTCAATTCACTTTTCCTTGAGGAAGTTGAGTGACCATTCAGCATTGCTGAGTTTCTTCAATCTTCTCTCTTCCTTGATTGCTTTCCAGATTTCTGAATCTGAGACTTCTTCTCAGTTGTTGATGTAGTCATCAGACCATGTTCAGTCTGGATTGCATCTTCAAGTGATCAGGTCTTCTGCTGCTTGTCACATATTTTGAAAGTTAAGATTTGAAAATATCATCAGTCTCAAGGTCTGCATCATCTGGAAAGTCTGACTTGAATATCTTGAGTGGATTTTCATAGTTTTTCTGATCAAGTCACTTTTGAAGAGCATGTTTTCACATATTGACTCAAATTTCACACTGTTCTTTCCAATAATTCAACCAACTGACTCTTTTTTTTGTTCTTCTGATGAAGTGTCTCATTGCTTTCTCTGGTGTACTCCATGCAAATTGTTTGTTCCAATTTTCTTCTTTTGGAATCCACTTTTTGAATTTTGTCTCTGGAAGATGAAGTGATCTGACCCAATATCATTTTTCAGTTTCTTTGAAAACTGGATATGCAGTCAGTGTCAAATGTGTTTCTTGTTCTGAGTTTGAATACTCAAGATCATATCTGAAATATACTCACATAGTGTGGAAAAGTTAAGAAATATGAAATATTCGCTTCCAGAATGATTTTTTCTGTGGATTCTTCAATGCATTGTTCTGTGATTTCAGACTTGAAACCTGATATTCAAGTCATTCAACAGTTCATTCAAGTTTCTTTGCCTTTGAATATGTCTCTGAAAATTCTCTTTCAATTGAATCAAATCTGTCAATTCTTGAAAGAAGTTCATCAGATTGACTCTGCCATCGAAAAGATAGAAAAAGAAATTACTCTCATAGAAGAATATCAAACAAGCCTCATCTATCAGGCAGTGACAGGGAAAATTAGTATTTCATAAATCTTTTATCCACTATGAACCGAGATCTCACCAACTCCAGTATTGATCGTGCAAATATCCTGAATAATACCTATGCTCTGGAAAAAATCCAAGAACATATAGGTATTATGGGCATCCTTTTCGAGGGGTCATATCGCTTTACTAAAAGACAAATTGCTGATTTTTATGAAGTAGATGAACGAACTCTTGAACGATACCTGGAGCAAAATGATGGTGAGCTCCGCAAAAATGGATATGAGATCCTTACGGGTAAAAGGCTTTCTGATGCGAAAAACCTGTTTGGTCCCGACATTGATGTCGCTACCAAAACTACAGTATTGGGATTATTTGATTTTCGATCATTTCTCAAAGTCTTCTTTTGATCAAGAAGCTTGATATATATTATAGAATGCAGATCATAGATTGCTCAATTCCATTTGAATGATTTTTTCTTGATCTTTTCTGATTCTGTCTCTGATTGCTTGCATATGTGGAAAAGTTATTGTGGAAATAAAAAACTATTTGCTGAAAGCTGATCTGATCTCTTTGATTCTTGCAATACCTGTCTGGAATCCAGCTTCAAGTTCTGCAAACTTCTTTGGATCAGGGAAGATTCTTGTGACAAGAAGAGATTCTTTGAAATTTGGATTGTAGAAAGCCAAATCCCACCATTGCCGCTTTGTCACCCAGAGATTCATTTGAACTTGCCAAACATACCCTGAGTCAAGATTCTTTTCAATACCATCAATGATCATCTTGAAGTGTTTCACATCATTCTGACACTTGATTTCAAGCCCTCATTCTTCTCAGACAAGCCCATCTGGTGAACAACCTATGAACTCATTGTATTCAATGAATGAAACCTGATCAACAGTGAGCATGTTTTCAAGCTCATAGATTCATCTTGCAAGCGGTTCAAGTTCATTCCCTCTTGCTGTGTGTTCATTTGAATAGACTTCTTTTGGTGCTGAAGAGAATGATTCAGCCATCATTTCAATGATGTATGTCTCAAGCCCTTTTCAGTTGTTTCAGATTGCTTGAGCATTTGAAGCTGTCATCTTGCCTTTTCTGAGGTCAAACCATTCCTGTGACTGCTGCTCAACTTGTGTGTGGATCTTCATATGTGGAAAAAATAAGTGATAAAATATGAATTATTCTGGAAGCTCTTCAGCATCTTTTGCTTTCTGTGCAATGATCTCATTCTTTCGTCTGGTGAGGTGTGCAACCAGCTCTTTTCACTTTCCCTCATTTGCTTTGTGGTATGCAACCAGATCAGTGAGAGTGTCAATCTTGTTGATTTCCTCAATGTAGTTTCTGACCTCTGGTTGAACAACATCAACATCAAAGTTTTCATTGTCTTGCTCTTCAATGCTGGTGAATTCATCTTTGAAGTGTGTTGCACATCATTTTTTCATGAGTGTCTTCATGCACATTTCAGGATACCAATTTTTCCAGACATTCTGCATTTTTGATGATGCCTTGTGCTTCTCAATATCTGCTTTTGAAAGCAGTGTGAGAAATTCACCTCTTGAATTCTTGATGACTACATATCAACCTTGAATCAGATCATCTTTTCGATCGAAAGGATTGTTGATCTTGTGTGAATATATCACTTTCCCTGATTCTTTTGAGAATGAGAAATCATCTCATTTGTATATCAAAGCAATATCAATCTTTGTTTCAGGATAGAGTTGAATCATCTTGTTTTTATATGCAACATAGTCATATGAAATTCAAGTTGATTGAAGTGTGATATGCTTTCAATCAAAAGTCAATCATTGCTGGTTCACTTTCATGAAGCAGTTTGCAATGAAATCTTCTGTCTTGAATGCCATGTGACCATTCTTCATCTTTCCTGAGTCCTTGTCTTTTTCATCAAGAAGTTCTTGGATATATGAAGCAAATATTTTCACATCTTCTTGATTGTAGTCCTTGAGAAGTTCTTTGATCTTTGAAACCTGTGGAAGTGCCATATGTGGAAAAGTTATTGTTAGAATTTAATTTTTACATTTTCAATCAAATCTTGTATGATTGAGTTTTTTTCGCTTTCACAAAATCAACAAGGTGGATTTATGTGACAACTGCAACCATCTCATTCTTTCTGGTTTTTCAGAAATTGAATGAATCATTCTTTGGATATATTGTACATAGGTGGAAAAGTTAGAAAATGAATTTGAACTGTTTTTTGTCAGCTGTCATGTAGAACACGACCTGTCACCGCTGCATGGTGTATCAGAGTTTTTCAAGCTTTGCTTTGACTTCCTGTCTGAGATTCAGGAAGTCTTGCTTTGGAATTTTCTTGATCATATTATTTGATATTTGTGAAAAACATTCTGAAGTCTGATTCATCTGAATCTTCCCATGAAATCTTTCTTGTCTCTCAGTCAGATTCAATCTCAGCCCAAACATCAAGAACAGTTTTTTCAAAGTGTGATGATGGGTGGTATAGATACAAAGCACAAAGTTGATCTCTGATGAATCAGATTGTGTCTTCAGTCTTGATTCTGAAATTATTGATCAGAGTGAATTCAGACTGAAATCATGGTGTTGGAAGCTCTCGATATTTGATTGAAACTGTGTTCATGGTGGAAAAGTTATGAAGTACAGAGAGTATATTGATATTTTGCTGAAAGTAAAGTCTTTTTTGTATTTTCTTTTAGTCTGCTTGATTAGAGTGCAATCTTTTCATTGCTTCAATCAACTGTTTGTCCTTTGTTTCATCAGACCAAATGCAGTTGTAAAATTCAAAAATCTCATTGAACTTTTGTCAGAGTGGTGCATTTTTCAAAGCTTCAATTTCATCTTCCAGATTTCAAACCTCATCTTGAAGATCACTGATCTGTCATTTCAGATCATCATTGTCATCATCAAGAGCTTCATTTCTTGATTCCAGATTCTGCACCTTTGCTTTCAGAGATTCATTCTCTTTGATGATTTCTTCTGTGTCCATTTTATATGAAATTATATTCCTTGAAATACTCAAACACCCTTGCTGTTGCTTCAACATCTTTCTTGCAATATGCAATGATTTCTTCATCTCTTCAGTCATCATGGAATTGCTGCACCTGAGAACCATCAATTCAGTCTTTTGAAGACTCTATTCAGAGGAAGTGACAAACAGTGTCCAGACTTGCTGAATTGAATCACATATGCTTGTATTCAGCATATAAGTCTGTGATATACACCATATCCCACACTTTCTTTCAATACATTCTCAGGTGGTTTGGAATTGCAATTTTGTGGTGCAAAGCCCTCTTCACTATGAATGGAAGATCAAAGCCTTTGATATTGAATCAAACAAGCTCTTTTCATGCTGAGAGTTCAAAGAACTTCTTGATCATGTCTTCTTCAGATCAGTCAAGATTGTTGATATACAGTGAATCTTCTTTGTATACTCAGCAACAGATTGTCAGAATCTTGTGATATTCAGGCATGAAATCAAACCTGTCTCAATGCTTCTCTTTTAGGTCTGCATGAAGATTTGGTTGCTCTGTGCTTTGTCTGTGATCCTTTCAGAAGATTGAGATTGTCTCAATGTCAAAAAATAGTGTTTTCATATATAAAAATTAGATAGATTCAACAGAAAGTGCAACAAATCATTTCTTCAATCCATCTGGAAAATGAAGAACATGAGTGATCACAAAATCAAATTCTTGATCACTTGTGAAATTTACTCAATCAAATGGTTTGAAATGAATGATGTCTCATCTCTGGAAATCTCTATCATTGAATCTGATCTCACATTTTTTCTGTCACTCAGTCAGTGAATGAAAATATTCTTGTTTGATCTTCAGGTCATGATGCTTGAAATTGTCTGAACTCATATGTGGAAAAGTTATGAATAAGGATTCCATTCAAGCTGTTTCCAAAATGGAAAGAGCTTGTGTGCAATTCTTATTGATAATCTGGAACAACCGCTTCTTCAAGTTCACTTCATTGAGCTTGCTGAATCTCTTCTTTTTGCTGCTCAAATTCGTCTCTGCACTCTGATTCCCATGTGTCCTTTGCTCACACCTCAGAATATACAGAACACTTCAGAGGAATGATCTTTTGATCAAGTGAATAGATTTCTTTCTTGAGCTGGTCAATCTGATCTTCTTTTCACTTCTTCTGGTCTCTGAGTTCCTTGAGCTGTGTGAGTCTTTCATCAACAGTCTTGGTTGTGTCTGCTCTCTGAATATATGTGTATGCAGAGAAGCCAACTGAGACAATGAGAGCTGCAATGATGAATTTCCATGATGGATTCATGATTTTTTGGAAGAATGATTTCTTCTCTGTGTCCTGAATAGGATTGTTCATATGTGGAAAAATTAGAAATTAAGAGTGTTATAGAACCGCCATTCCTCAAGCCGCTTTGATGGATATTTTGCAAATCCATCTGTGTCACCCCTGTGCCTTGCGAAAACACACCTGAGCATTCTTTCTTGTCCTGAGTTCCTGTGTTGATAACAATTTCATTTTGCTGACATCTGCCATGCTTTATGATTTGCGAACCATTCCATCTGCTGTTTCTCAGTCATCTTTCAACCTCAGTTGACTTCTCTGATCTGGAACAATCAGATGTCACATCAGTTCTTTGAGCAACCTTTTGCTTTCGGATTGAACTGAGATTCATGATTCATGAGTGTCATTGCTGTGACCACTCAAGCCCTGTTCTTGAAGACAGATTTCATGTCTTGAAGTTGTCTTTTGCTTGGAAACCTGAGATTTTTCCATCACTTTGTTCAGTGATAACATGCAGAATATGTCTGATTGAGAGGTTTTTTGATCTCTCAAGTGATCTCATTGATGCATCAGATGATGATTGGATAGTCCTGAGCAACTATCTTTCAAGTTGATTTTCAATCTGCTGACAGAAATGCTGATCAACAAGCTGCAATTGTGAATAAAATTCAGAGGAGTTTTGCATGATACATGGTGAGATGTTATGAATAAAATTTGTTATTTGTTTTTTTCGGAAAGGAATTTGTTGATTGCTTCCATATTCTCTGTCTTGAGTCTATATACAGCAAACTTTCAAATTTTTCTGTCTTCAACTATGTCTGGACAGTGAATTGCAAGGTCTGATGCTCTTGCTGGTCATCTGTGACTGATCCATTCATCTTTTGAATTTCTCTTGCCTACAACTTCCCATGACCACCACCAGATTTTGTCTGGATAGTCAAGAAAGAGTTGCACAACAGTTTGCATCCAAGTGCTGGATTTTTTCTTGTTCCTGTTTTCATACCTGTCTTTCATCATTTTGAAAGAATGTTCAATTTCTGTGATTGAGTGCATAAGGTGGAAAAGTTATTTGCAGAATTCTGGTGCTTTGTCCTGATCGTATGCATAGGCATCACAAGCCATGAAATGTGTTGTCTCTTTGATCTGGTTGAGCTTGTGGATTGTCCACATGTGCATTCAGAGTCAGATCAGAGTGAAGATGAGTGTGAGAAGTTGAATGAGTCTGAACATATTTTTGTGAGTTAAGAACCAAAAGCAAAAGAGAATGTGACTCAGACTTGTCAGACTTCTTCCAGACAACTTTTGATCTCATCATTGCTGAGTGGTTTTCTGTGAAGAACTGGTCTTGCTGCAAAGAGAATGTGAGGATTCTCAACCTGTGATGCATTATGCATATTTGTATTGATAGGGAATAAAAGTGAACCTGTGTTTTGAGACCGTTCCAACGAACTTGTGGAAAAGTTGTCATGTGATCTGTTTTTGTCTCAAGCACAGACACAGTATATTCATATTTTGCTGAAAGTAAAGTGTGAAATTATAAAATCTCTCTGAAGTCCATATCTGGATTGAGTTTCAGAAGCAATTTTTTCTTTATAATATAGACAGAATTTTGCTTTGTTGCTTCTGATTTTACATCTTCAACAATCACATTCTGTTCAATATCTTTGTACACAAAGTCAGCTTCATATGATACTCAAAGGATTGTTTGACCTCTATGCTTGAAAGTCTCGATAAGAGGAAATTTCACATGACACTGAAGATCAGAAATCAATCATCTCTTTTCCATGTCTCTGAGAAGAACAAATCTTTCAAATTCTTTCTTGGAATCAAAAGTTATTCACATATAGAACTTTTTTGTGTTTCCATATTTTCATTTTTTCTGCATTTCTATTGGTCTCATGATTTTATAATTATGAATATTTCCAAACAAATCAACCAGCGGTCTTTTGTCTTCATCTGCAACACTCAGAAATCTTTGTATTCAATACTCAAGTTTCTCTCATTGCTTCCAACTGTGATCAGAATGATTTTATGAGTTTTCATGATACATCAAACTGCATTATTGATATTGAAGAATGATTTTCTGATCAGAACTTTCATTTCATATTGTTCTTCATGAGTCACAAAGCATATGCATGCTTCATATTATCTGATCATGATGACCACTCAAGGTTGTCTTTGTGACAGTTGAGCTTGTTTCAGTCCTTGTGGTTAACTTGTGGCAAGTTCAGAGGATTTGGAATGAATGCAATTGCAACAAGGCGGTGAAGCAGTGGGTGTGATTTTATATTTGAGAATACATATCATTTCCTGTGAAGATGGGTTCATATTATTCTTCATTTTGAATTTGAAACCAATCATGATTCAGAGATTGAATATCAATAATGTGATGAAATAGCTTTCCATTTTTCCATATTACTGATTTTTATGTGATAAAATACTAGTGAATTTTTCTTCAAGTTCTCTTCTGACTCATTGATCAAGATGCATTCTGTCAAATTCTTGATGACAATTTATGGTGCAGACTATTCATATGTTGTCAGAAAGAAGCCTGAATTTTGGATATAATCACTTTGAAAGGATATGTGGGAAAACTTGTGGCTTCACCAGTCTTCAATTCATGAAAGCATTCTTCACTTCAATTCAGCATATTTCACAGAAATGTGGTCTTGTGTTCCATACTTCAAGGAACACATCAACTTCAGATCACTCATTCTTCAACCGCTCTTTCTTCTTCTTGCCTATTGGTGCAAGAGGGGTTTTCCTGAGTGGAACAGTTGACCGCTTGAGTGGTGTTCTCTTGAGTTCTTTCCTGACCTTTGGTTTTTCTTCAGGTTCATCAGATTCAACAGTCTTGATTTTCTTCTGAGGTTGCTTTTTTTCGATTGTCTGAATTGGAAATTGATTGAATTCCTTTTTCCAGCCTTTCTGTGGCATTGCTGCAACTTTTCAGAAAGCAAGTCATACTTTCCAGTTCTTTGCTGCAACATTCACCGCTGGTGATCCTTTGTTTCATTCTGTTGAAACTGTGGCTTCTTCTTGTGAAGAATCTTCTTGAAATGGTTGTTCCATATGTTGAAATTATAGTGAAGAAATATCTTTTTGAGCTGGAATACTCAGAGTTTTTGCAAGTCTTCTCAGAGAATCTTCAACAACTCTCTTTGCTTTTGACTCTGCTTCTCTTATGTGGTGAAGTCTTGCTTGTTCTCTGAGCTTTGCTTTGTGTCACTCAAGGTGATCATCATGGAAATTGTGCATAAAATGTGAAAAGTTATGAATAATATGTTTCTTCTTTTATCCAAGAATCAATTGCATTTTTTATTGCATCGTATGAAAGAGATTTCCTTTGTTCTTTTGTCATACTTGAAACTGAAATTTTGAATCTGTCTTTGATCTTTTTTGGATATTTTGGAAGTGCAAAATATAAAAATCTGTCAACAATATCAGCTTTTCAATATTTCGCAATCTGATAATCAGTCAATACTTCATCTTCTGCTGTGAGAATATCTGTTTTGTAGCTTCTGGCTTTCTGTAATTCCTCAAGAGAACACTCTTTGTAGTGTCTACTTCGCTCATTATCAAGTATCCAACAAAGCGGTTGTGTGGTGATTATTTCTGACATATTATTTTTTGTAAGATGATATAAGTTTTTCTACTTCCTCCTTGTCTCGTGGAAAAAGTTGCAAGCATTTTAGATACCATTCATATCCTTTTTTAGTCTTTAGGAAAGTTATATATCAATCTCAAAATGAATACATACTTCACTTGATATGAGTAAATCATAGAGAAATCAAAGTATCTTTATCGGGTATATATTGTATTATCTTCATGCTATTTCAATAATGTTAAGGGCTAAAAATAACTGATACATATCGTCTTTTTTTAATCTTCAATTTATCTTATAAAGCTCTCTAAGCCTATCGGCTCAAAAAATAAGTTGTTCTATCTCCTCTGAATAGTCACTTCAAGAATTATGAAGTACGAGTTCTGTAAGTTTTGTCATAAAATGTAACTGAAAATGTGTAAAATGTAACTGAAATTATAAAAATTGTGTACAGGTTTAGAATACTCACCTTTTCGGTTGCTGTGTTTTTTGATAGTTTTCTTTCTTTCTATTTATCCAAGTTGCAAATCTTCTTTTTATCTCAAAAGTTGGCTCTCTCTCTGCTCGTATTTTTCATGTTTTCCCCTTCTCAGTCCAGTATGCAATGAATGCAATCCAGTCATTTTTGAAGTTCTCTGCATATTCTGGTATTTCGATATTATCAAGAGTCTGTTTTTTTAAGAATGAAATTGATTCTGAATATTCGTTCGGTTGCATCGCAACTAATGTATCTGTTTTTTCTTTCCTTTCCTTTCCTTTCCTTTCCTTTATAGCATTGCTGTCGGATTGCGTTCGTAATGCGTTCGCATTTTCTTGTTTTTTGTTCCACCTTTCTTTCGCACTGAGACTTGCTTTCTTGCTTTTTTCTGCTCGCATCTCTAATCGTTCGATTATTGAATCAGACCAGAATTTCTCTCAATCATTCTTGAATAATCATGAATCAAAAACAATCCATTTTATACAATCTTCACTTCATCGCAATTCAAATGCAATGCGTTCGCATTCCGAAAGCATCAAATATCATCATTCTTCATATAACATCTCGACTATACACCAAAATGCTCAAACTCATTCAAGTTTGTGCTTCATCATGACTTTCACGAGCTTTCAATCATTTCTTGAATTGTAGTCGTGAGAGAAATAAAATGCTTCTTTCATAATATAAAAACCCTGTAAGAACTCTGAGTTGATACTTGCGATATGTACCTCAGAGAACTTACAGGATTGTTAGATTGCAAGTATCATAAAACATATCGCTGTAAAATGATATATTTTTATTGAAAAAAAGCAAATATTTTGTCTTTATTTTGTCTTTGACATAAAAAATCCCTCTAAAAGAAGAGGGAATTTCAGAACAAAGATTTGTTCAGTGTGGCAACTTTTCCACAAGTAATCCACGAAAATGAGTATATATGAAACCTCACTTTTTGCAAGCCTATATTGCATTGATTAAATCAATGACAGCCTTTGCAGCATACAACCAGACAGCATCTCTGTCTTTGTCATTATCAATGAATCAAAGCTCAATGAGGAATGCAAGAGGTTTTGTTTCTCTGATGAATCAGAGCCTTCAGAATCTTGTCTGTGTGTCAGGTTTTGCACCTCTGTTGGTGATGTGCATGGTTTTTGCAAGAGCTGCTGACATGACTGCTGCTTTTTTCATTGCATAGGATGATGAACCATGTGCAAAGACCTCTGTTCATGTTCAACCACCAGCATTCATGTGAAGCTCAATGCAGATGTCACCATCAACAGCCCTTTTGTTGATGAACTTGATTCTGTCATCAAGGTTCAATCACTCAGGAACAATTTGAATGACATGATCTTTTGTGGTTCAGAATCAGAGTTTGAATATTTGATTTGCAACCTTTCTCACCCACCTATATTCTGTGTTCTCTCTGTTTTTCGGATCAACAGCACCAATGTCTTTGTATGTTCACAAAGCCCATTTTCAGTTTTCTGTCTTGATCCAGTTTCTTGCAAGATTGTGTCCACAAGAAATGAAGACTGTGTTCATATGTAAAAAATAAGGAAATAAAATCTAATCAAACCGCTTTGGAATCCATGCCGCTTCATATCACATTGGAAAAGCTCAGAGGTTCTGTCATGATTCCAGCTGGTCAAGTGCTTCTTTTTGCATCAGTTTTACCAACTTTGAAGAATGGGAATTTCTGAAAGAAACATGATGAGTGCAAGCAGAAGCAGAATTTCTTGCTTCAGGAACTTCACGAGAAGTTGAGTCAAAGTCTTTTTCCATATCATTTGAGAGTTTTAGTGATAAAAGAAGAACCGAGATCACCGCCATCTTATTGCATTGAATGCACAGACAGCAATGATTGATTTCCAGACAAGTTCCCATTTTCAGCAATCCTTTCTGTCATACCTTGCTCTGATGTCATTCAGCATTGCTTGATAAAAGTTTTCATCACATTCAAGCCGCCTTGCTTCATCACCGCCCACTGCATATCAGAAATCATGCCAATCTGGAATTGCTTCATCAAAGTCTGAAAGAATGATTCAAATGAAGAATCTTGCAAGCCATGATTGAGAAGCACCACCAAAACCATTCAAAATACCCTCATCCCTGAGTGTTTTGGTCTCAGATGATGAAAGGTCTTTGAAGTTCTTTTTGAGTATGTCTTGAGTCAATTGGCTGTGTATTTTCATATATTTATGATCAGACAGAAGAAGTGATTGAATTTGAAACACTTGTTCTGATTTTTTCTTCTTCAATTCTTTCAAGTTCTGCTCTTTGTTCTTTGGAATATGCAAGAAAGACATTTGTTGCATCATTCTCAATCATTGAGCGGTAAACTTGTCGTATAAAGTCTTCTGGTGTCTGTGAGTTTGCAGAATGAACAAATCCTGCATCTGTCATAGTGTGGATTTCTGATTCATACCCTTTTGCTTTTGAAAGAGTATCAATCCATTCTGGAGTAAGTGTAGCGGAGATAGTAATTACCATAAGAAAAAAGGTTAAAAAGGATAAGCAAGTCAGGATCAGGAATTATATAGTGCAGTTACTTCTGCTGCTGTGAGTTCAACTCACCAGTATCCAACTTCATCTATATCTCAGTCCCATCATCGTCAATTTGCATCAAAGTTTCATATATTATTTCCATTTGCTATTGATTGAGTAATAAATGAGAAGGCTGTAGATGAATTGGCTAATGTTCAGTCTTTATATATTTTAGCAGAAGTATTACTTGAAGAAGTAACTACTATATGATGCCAGTTTCAATCGTTTATTACTCAAGTTTCTATATATGTTGAAGTTACTCACCAATCATTAAGTTGTAAGTTTGTTGTTCAGCTTCATATATTAGAAACCATTGCCAACTGGAATGTATTAGTTCATGTTCTTCTACTTATTAGTGAATATTGTAATATTCAGCTTCATGTTATTGAGGTTTTTATCCATGCTTGAGCACTCCAAGGATTAGAGGCTGTATTTGGATTAAATGCTGGTATATTTATTTTAGAATTGCTTGCCCTAGTGAATAAAGCACCCTGTACAATCTTTCAATCACCTGCTGAATAAGTAATTGAAGTATCCGTTCAATTATTCGATCATACTGCATCATTCGAATTTCAATCGAGTTTATAAAATGCGTATGGTGCGCTTACAGAAGGTATAGACCAAGTACGAGAGTTTAAAGATGATGATAGTGATCCGCTCATAATTATGTAAGTAAGTTACCGTCAATTCTCCATCGAGTAGAAGTTACTTTCTGTGCTACTGCTCTTCCACCTGCTGCAAGTGTTCGTGATCCTGTTGATCCTGCTGCGCCCACTAACACAAGCGTGTCTGTAGTGATTGAAATAGTCAATGCACCTGCTGATATATCATTTTCAAACGTAATGATTGTACCTACTGGATATGCTACAGAAGCATTTGCAGGGATTGTCCATGTACGAGCTGTAGTATCTGCGGAAGGATGATATATTGTCTTTCATGCATCTGCTAGAACAAGTGTATATGCTGCACTCTGTGAGTTTACTGGACAATTTCTGAATCAAACTTGATCTGTTCAGTCTACTGTACAGTTGCTGAGATTTCATGATGAAGGAGTACCGAGTGCACCACTTATTGACACATATAATGTGTCAAAATATGTTTTCAGAAATGCTTTCATGTTTGTGAATGAAAGGAATTTCATCACATTGCTTGCTGCACTGTCCATGATTGGCACTCAGTCTGCATTCACAGGGGTTGTTTTTCAAGTGAGGGAAGCAAGAAGAAGAGTTGTGACCCAATCATATATTGCTTTTGCTGTCAAATATAGAGTATTTGAAGCGGTGTTTCCTGTCATTGTTGTTGCTTTATTTGCAACATCTTCAGGAACATATGAAATATTTGAATTGAGAATATTCCAATTTCATGCTGTTTGTCATGGGGTGTCTATACTTGCAATCACTGAATCTCATATTTGAACTGCTGTTCATCCTAGAGTTCAAGCAACTGATATGATCCACATATCACCCTTGAGAACTGCACCAGCTGTTCAAGATCATCCAGAAGCTGGAAATGTGTTGACTGATGCATTATATGCTCACCTATAATCAAGAAGTCATGCAACAAGACCATCTGCATATGCTTTATTGGCTGCATCTGTTCATCATACTGGTGTTGGAACAATAGGTGAAGAAGAGAATGTCTTTATTCAAGCAATTGTTTCATTTCATGTGTCATTCACTTTTCAATCAAGTGCTGTTTGGAGTCATGGTATATCTGCAATTCTTTGAAGTGGACTTTGTGCATTTATTTGAAGAACTCATTGAGTCGCATGACTTCTGAGTACATATGCTATCTGTTGAATATATCATGTTGCTGGAACTGTTGATTGAAATGCTCATGTTCAATCAAGATAGAGGATTATTCATTCACTGAAAGCAGAAGTATTTATATCATAAATAACTCAACTTGAAAGCATCATTCAAAATTGTCAGTTTGCAATATCTTCAGATGCTACTCAGTTTGCAACTCATGTTGCTTGATTTGCTAATTCTACTTCAAATGCTGCTTGACCTATATTGTATCATGTCACTGATAGAGGTTGTCATTTTAGTATAGTTTCAGTTGCTTTCACATAAAAATGGAGTGCTTTTGCATGAATCTCATTTGTATGATCTGTCATTATTTTTTGAGTCATTTCCTGTGATCAGTTCTCAGTGACAAGCTCAAATGTGTCAATTATATTTTGAAAAGAAGTATCTTTTGCTTCTCATCAATCTGATGTAGACGATATAAGAACCTTGTCTGTGAGACTAGGTGTTGCTTTATCAGGTGTTGTGGTTGGAAATAATAGCATAAGATAGATTATTTTACTTTGCAGAATGTTCACATGTCAATCTTTTTGTGCATCTCAGCAACCTGTGCTGATACATTTGTGACTGCCTGTGCTGTCTGAAGATGAACTTGATTTGATTCTTTTATGAGTCAAACGAACTGAAGAAGATTTGCTTGATTCTGTGACCTTTCTAGTGTGATTTGATTCATGAAGTATCTGATCATGAAGTATCCACCAATTGCGAGAACTGCAATGCTGATTGATTTATCAGCTAGTTGTGAAACGAATTCAGGAGTGAACATATTTATTTGTTGAGTGAAAGTATAAATGTTTTGAACTTTTCTTTGGCAATATATCACTCTTTTATGAATTCAAGTTCTGCAATTTCTTCATTTGTTTTATCTGTTATAGATGAAAGAAAGTTCCATCTTTGAATATATGCCATTTCAGAATTTGGATCACCTTTGAAGTATCTCATGACAATCATTGGTCAAACTTCATTCCTGTCAAAAGTGACTCATCTTGTTTCAACTGATTCATAATCTTCAGAAGAGCAAAGTTCATTCCTGATCTTTGCCTTCATTGATTCAAAGTCTTCTTCAGGAAGAAGCTTTGCTTGAATCAGAACACTATATCCAGACTCTTCATCAGATTGAAGAATGAGAACCTGAGTTTCTGGATCAAAATCAACATCTTCTGTGTGGATGCAATCTTCTCTCTGTGAGTAATCTGCACCAACCACATATGTTCAGTCATCAAAGAAAGAAATTGTCATATTATTTTTCGATAAATGGATAAGCTTTGAGAGAGACACTTCAAGAAACAGTTCCTCATGTTCAGAATCAAAGAAGTGTGATTCTCACTCTTCATGGTGGATATACATCATCACCAGAAGCAGAAGTTGCAGTCACATTTGCAACAGTCACCCAACCATTTCACACATTATATTCAAAATATGATTGTGTATTGAATGAATTTATTGACCAAACTGCACGGCATCAAGCTGGACAATCCACTTCATATTGCCATGTTCAAGTTTGTCATGCTCAAATGCTTGCTGAATATACTTCTGAAAAGTCTCAATTTGTTGACTTCATTATTTTGATCTCTCAATTTGGAAGAGCAGTTCATGCATATCAAATTGTTGTGGAAGAAGGAGTGAGTCACACAGTTCAGACAGTATCTTGAATGAAGTAATTTCTTCATGATTTTAGTCATGATGGTGCAGTATATACATCATCAATTGTCTTTGAGATTGAATCAAAAAGAGAAAGAGCAGATGGAGCATAGAGCTGAACTCTTGAAAGTTCTTTCTTGATGTTTGCTTTTGCTCGAACCGCCATTTTTTGATAAAATCACTTTCCATAAATACATGGAGTCTCAGTATATAAAAGACTTCACCAGACTCATGCATTGTTCACCTTATATGGAAAAGCAATGGTGTCATTTGTGTGGAAAGCAAGTTTATAATAGTTTGAACCATCCAAAGCACCACTTCTTTTCATGACAGCCCAATATGGTGTTTTGTCTGTTGGAGTTATTGAGGAAATTGCTGAATTATATAGAGCAGTTGAAGTTGTGATTGTTCAACCTGCAATTGATATGATCTGAAGATCAACTCATGATGGTGATCATCCTGAATCTGCTTGAATAGCAATCTGACAGTTGTCAACTGGTGTTCCGACCTTGAGAAGTCAGCTGCTCAATTCTGTCATTGCAATTCATGTTCATACAAGACGAACTGCAATATTCTGAGTTGCTGAAGCATTTCAAAAAGCTATTGATGAATCACAAGCCATTGGTGGAACTATTCTTTCAACAGAGATTGCATCTCATTGTGCAACTGCTTCTCACAATACGAATGTTTCCACATCAATTGATGGTGTGATTATAGAACTGACTTGAAAGTTTGTTCCATCGTATGTGACAGTTGTGATTTGTCATGCTTTTATATCTCAACTCATGAGTGCATCAGACACATTCTTCTTGATTGATTTCACTCAGAGTCAATTCACATTGATTGTGGAAGCTCAAGAGTTTGCATTCACCGCCTTGAATGTGAAAGATTGACCAGCAACATATGCTGTTGGTGCTGGATCAAGTGTGATAATATAGGCATTTGCA